TTCCTGAGCCTGATTCCTCTGCGCGGTAGCCTGTGCTTGCATACCGAACCCTCCGGTTCTGGCCTGTTGCTGCTGCTCCAGCCCCTGCAACAATGACCTAAACTCAGCCTCTTCAGCCTCGTTGCGTTGGCTCATTGCACTCAACTCATCAGCTCTCTCCTGCATGATAACCGTGTTATCAAATCCTGCTGCCTGTGTGTCAGCCGCAAATTGTGCTTCTCTAGCTTGATTGATTTGGGCGAGGGAAGATTGTAGGTTCTGGAACTCCTGCTGTTGTGCCTCGCTTCTCTGTCCGATTGCACTCAGCTCATCGGCTCTCTGTTGCAGTGCAGCAGTATTCTGTTGCCCAATACGCTGTGCCCCGAGTCCGTACTCCGTTGTTCCCGCAAGGTTACGTTGCTGCAATGCCTGTAACGCAGCTTGATACTCCCGCTCTTGCACCTGATTACGTTGCCCTATTGCACCCAACTCATCTGCGCGTTCCTGCAAGGCAGCAACATTGCGCTGACCGATAGCCTGTTGGCCCATACCAAACTCTGCCTGTTCAACTCCGGTTCTCTGCTGGATGCCCGTTAAACGGTTGGCTAAATTCTGTTGAGCCAATCGTGACTCATAATCTCCGGCAGTCTGGCCCGAAGAAAGGTATCCGATCAGGTCTGATATAGCCCTGCGTTGACCTTCATCCTCTGCCTGTCTCACTGCTCTGGCTTCCTCAATCACTGCGCCACCACCGAAGATGTTATTCCTCGCAGCTTGACGACCACGCGCAATCCTTCGGGCTTCTTCACCCATCAGCTCTGATGTTCTCCCTGACTGCGCTGCACCAATAAGTTGCTTCTCAAGGAACCTTCGTCCTGCCAATGAGTCAGGGTCAGCTATCTGCTCGGGTATATCCTCAAGTCTCTCAAGGGTTCTGGCATCTTCAGACCGTGCAAGTGCGTCCATTTCACCTGCCCGTTCCAGACCACCCAATTCTCCGGCTCTCTCCATTCCACCAAAGACACCGAGCTTCTGTAGCTCATCCATTGGCCCTGCACGTTCCAGTGAGGGGCCAGTGGTTTCCAGCTCTGCGAACTGCGGGGCTTCCCCCACTCTCCGCATGGCTTCCATCTCGGCTGCTCTCTCGTATTCGGGGGTGTACTTTACCTCATCAAGTGAAGGAGGTGCGCCAAGCCTTTCAGCAGCAGCAACATCACCGAACTGTTCCATTGCTTCTGCCTCTGGAACATCTGCTGGCTTATAGTCCTGTGCCAATCCTGCAAGCTGTTCCCGTGCAGCGAACCCTGTCGGGTCACTAATCTCTACTGCCTTCTTTGCAGCCTCAATAAATCCTGCTGTGGGTTTCCCTTCCGCATCCAGTAAGCCTTCCCCAAGACCGAACTTCTTCATCTGATCCAGAAGGAATTGGGTTTGTTGCGGGGAAGTTTCCTGCTCAAACTCCTGCCGTTTACGGGCCAGATCAGTTACACCCATTCCGGTGAAGTCAACGTCAATAGCCTCGTCCCTTCCTACCTCCGAGCGTGAGCCGTCATCGTTAACCTTGAAATAGAGATTGGCCTTTGTAACCTTACCATCGGAATCCTCATACCCTACGAGAGTCTTGGCTTCTTGGACAAGAGGTTGGCTTCCCGCATCCGTCAATGTCTTGTCTGCAACTACCTCAGTCCACTGTTTGCCTATCATATCGGCATACTTTGGGATATGTTCAACAAACGTAAAGCCGTGCGCCTCCCCTACTTTGCCGTCTTCACCAACTACAAAAACTTCTGGTGAGCCGGAGTTCCAATATTCAGGGTTATCATTACGATTTCTTGTAATTCCTAAAGTCTTCGGCCCGTAAGCCGTGATCTTTTGCGTATCATAAACCGGAGTAGCACCCGTTGGTATGTCAGTCTTCTGCCGGACATACCCGTCCTTCATCATCTCATCACCAAACTCCATAGCCTTCTGGAGCTTGGCTACGACCTTTGCCGACTCAACTGTGGCCGCAGTCGTCTCTGCTAATGTTGGTGGCGCGGGTGCTGCTGGTGGTGCTGATTTTCCCATTATGTTATCCCTTTATTAAACGTCTCCTTGCGCGTTCCATTGGAACACAAACTATCTTGTCATTATGCTTTGGCCTTACCCAAGCCATTGTCTCGCATTTATGCCCTATTTCATTAAACATATTTGTATAAAGTTCCTTCAACACACCTTTACCTGTGGTCACTGTAGCATCGACAAAGCATACCTTGCCACCTGTATCAGTGTAATCTTTCCGGCAACCTGCTTCATCATCCACAAACCGGACAAGTGATAGCCCCACCAGTTCCCCGTCCCGTATCACAACATAATACCTGCCTTTGACGATGAACCACTCCACCCATTTCAACAAGGTTGACACCTCCCAATCGCGGCAATGAGAAAGGTGTTTGCGGTAAAACTGGCCGTAAGCCAATGTCATTAGGTTAAGTGCAGTCATCGTTGAGGATCAATGGGTTGACCAAACGCACTGGCTTGGATGGTTTGCAGGGCAAGTCTTCCGCTGTCAGCTTTCACCTTAAACTGAATCTGATTGAATCTTCCCTTTGAAAGCATATTAAATCCCTTACGGGATAGATTGGTCGTGGCAGGGATGGAAAGGCTTGCCTCCAGCTCTGTCCCTGACGCAGACAAGTCCTTGTAATAGTTAATGTCTCCGGTCACTGCATCGGCATGAATGTTCCCAAAATCAAACTGAGTAGAGTAACCGATCTTGTCACCCCACGTTTCCCCATAGGTATAAGCCCGTGTCTTGATGTAGGATTCATAGGTGGAAAGACCGTCCTTATAGTCAGAGGTAGTTGTGGATGCCTCTGCTGTGCTGTCATCCCAAGTCAACATCTCTCCGGTCTGTGAAGCAATGTTCAGCCGCAGCTTTCCTCCAAATGCACTAATGATAAAGTCTCTTGCTTGCCACCCCGTCCAGAACCCGCACCACGCATTAGCCAGTAGATTGTAAACCAGAACCGTGTCCGGTGTGGTGGCTGAGTCCAGAGGCACACTGAGGAAGTACCTGTTTCGCCAGTAGGCAGCAGTACAGGTTCCCATCGCAGCTTGATTGATGCGGCCAATGTAATCGTTAATGTTACGGCTTACAGGTTGGGAGATGTCTGTCTCTGTGCCAGCTTGAATGGACTTCAGTGAACGCACTCCGTCTCTCGACATGAACATGATGTCTGCACCAACCTGCTGAACAGTCGCGTCAGCAACGCAGCCTGTCCGGTTGTTGATGAGCTTGATGCTCCATTCAGAGACCTTCTGAGTCGGGTCAGCCGTGATCTTGTAAATACTTCTTTCCTTAAAAACGTACAGGTCAAAGTTCTGTGCTGGCATCAGGGCAGTGATGGGGTCACGGTCATTACCCACCCGAAGGTTGTCCCCCGCCAAGTCCCACGATTCTCCATCCAGCACCCCGCTCACATACAGGGTGTCAGCCGGAACATCTGAATCTGCGCTGGTGGCAAACAGTCGGTTGGTGTGGGTTACAATAAATTTAGGCTCACTTGGGGTCTGAGATACGTTGGTTGTTCCCGTTGCGGTAGTATGGTCAGTCGGGGCAGCAGTGAAAGAGACTGCGGGAGGAGCATCCTTGCTGTAACCCGTTCCCTCGTTGGTCATTGTCACACTAACCACGCTACCGTTGTAACCCAACACTGCTGTTCCTAATGCAGTCGTCCCGCTGGACGGGGCAGCTATGGTTACGGTTGGGACAGTCGTGTAAACTCCCCCACCCTCAGTTATATTGATGCTGGTAACCTTTCCAGCCGTGATTCCCTCCGCAGTGAGTGGATCAACTGTTCCTTCAACGTAACGAAGCGCATTTGCCGCATCAGCGTAGTACATCCGGCTGCTTAACTGCGCGAAACGCACTGTCGCACCCGAAGCATAGGTTGCAGTGGATAAAAGGGTGAAGACACCTGCCTCAGTGGTTGCCTTGAGGTAATTAGAGCCGTCAGCCACGATAATGTACTCGTTGCTGCCAGTATCAAAGTAACCAACAGAGGTTACAGGAGCAACCAGCCCTTCCCAAATGGCATCTTGAGCTTCCCAATTAACATCCACCTCTTCCCAAATTAAATAGCCCAATTCCAGCTTCGCACCCCTGCGAGTCACCGCATTTCCGAAGTCATCGAGGTCAATGTTCTTCCCTTCAGCGTATGCGTTGGGAGGAACAAGGTTTGCGCGGGATGCACTGACCTGCCCACCCACAAAACTGTCGTTCCCGTCGAGAATCAACGGGTCGTCCAGTACAGTATTGGATAGAACAGGCATTAGTTAAAAAAGTCACTGGCTTGCCAGTGGTTCGGAACGTAAGGGACGATCCGACTCTCCTTCGCAGGTTGAACATTGTCCAAGTCCCTGCAAATAGTCGTCAAGGTGCTGGCTTCAGTAAATTTAGATTGCGACTTCTGGTATTGCATTGCCCTCTCAAGCATATCTCCCTCTGCATAAGCCAGAAGCACGTTGTCTGACCCCAATATCACCGGAGAATCCGAATCCCCAAGCTCAGTGAACTTCAGCTTGCCTAATGCGTACAATGTTCCCGCACTCTTCGGTGTGGGAAGGGGTTTAATGCGGCAGTACCCGCTGGCATCAGGGGGCAATGGAGTAAAGTTGGAAGGGTTAGCCCGTCTGGAGCTTGTGTTCTCCCAAATGTTAGGGTCTAGCTGAAAGAACTGTATCCAGTTGGAGCCGATAACCTCCGTGCCATCCTCTTGCCCCGTCTCAGTGAACTTAATGGCTACAACAAACTGTAACCTCGGGGCTGTGGAGGCTACTGTGGATGAGGTTGGGTAGTAAAATATAGTGGGATCACCGGATAAAGTGAGGGTTTCATCCTCCGCTGCCACTGTCTTGGTTACAACTCCGAGTGAGTTTGTCCATAACCCCGAATCCCATAGCATACGGTAACGGTTGTTGATGAACTTCTTGCAGGTAGCCACCGAAGCGGAATCGGTATCACTTAATTTAGTTGTAACCTGATCTGCCAGTTCGGTTAATGTCATTGTCCAGCCTCTATTTGTTGTTCAAGTTGATTTATGTAACGTCCCAAATCCCTAATTAAAGCCTCTCCTTCAGGAGTCGATGTTGCCTCCTCCATTCCCACCGGATTCCTCTCCGCGATCTCCGAGAACCCGTTCAGCTTCACGTTTATGCAACCTGCGCTCACGAGCAGCATCAATAAGTAAATCCAACTTTTCATCTTTATCCGATTGTCTTTTTCGGGACATCTCCACCCGTGCAATGTCTCCCAAGGACTCGACCGCATCCACCAGCCTTGGCAGCGCGGCCAAGCCCTTGAGAGCAGCTAATATCATTTTCCTTTTCCTGCCGCAGAATACTCCTTCAGTGCGTCAACGATACTTTGTCCGCCAATGTATGCCGGAACAATTATGATAACTGCACCTATAACATTCTCCGCTACTGCGGGAGAAAGGTTCAGCCATTCGGTAGCCACGACAGTCAATAGACCACCAATAGCCATCCATAGTTTTCTTGATTTCAGTTTTTCCTTCATTCTTCTTTTAGTAGTTTAATGATCTTACACGCTGTCCAGATACACGTTAATGTCAGCAGGACAATTTTCAGAACAAGCTCAAGGTCAGAGAGAGAGACAGTTGCAAGTACGCCACCGTTTACCCCGAACACCTTTAGCCATTCCAAATCATTCATCACTCCACCCGATTCATCTTAAATTATTCTGAAGGTTCAGTTTGTTGCCACGGGAATTTCGCAGGTAAAGGCCGCAAACGAGCTGCCTCAATCTGCGCGTCAAGTAAGTCTCGCCACCCCTTCTCTTCCGCAACACCACTCGCTATATCGACAGCCCACGATTCGGGGAGGTCATCAAAGGGAATGAATGAGGAAGGATCAACAGGTGTCGATACTGCCGTGTCTATGTAAGCCGAATAGCCATCATCTGAAACAGCCGTCATGCCGCACACCAATGTCTCTACCACTTTCTGAGGTGATCCAGATACGTCCTCAGTTTTAACGAGGGGTTCTAGCCGTGTCCATTTGTATTCTGTTGCCATTGTTTTATTTAGTTTAGATTAACTTGATTCCTTCCAGTAAGCAGTAGTCCCTAACTCTGCCCCCAACCAATCGGTAATCTCCACAAGAACCATGCCCATCCCGCTCAGTGACGAAGGGTCATCTCCGAAGTTAGTCCATGATGAAGGGTGGGTAATGGAGGTTATCCCTGAAGCATCATCCTGCATGTCGATGAGCAAGCGAATAGTCCTTCCAGCAGTATATCCAGTTGCCGTGACAGTTAGGGATGCCTCTGACCCATCCATTTTTAAATACTGCAAGTTGCTCTTGCTAAAATCTATCTCAAATGACTCTGCTGCTGGCCACGTTTCAATAGCTTGGTCAAGCTGCCCGTCAACAGACAATATACTGTTAGTGTCATCCCAAGAGAGTTTGCTATCTCCTCCGAAGGCACTGCTATTATTGTATTGCAGTTGTCCGTCACTTCCAGCAGGGGAGCTTCCACTGGCAGTAGCCCAAGTCGGGACAGCACTGTCTCCTCCGCTAGTCAGGACTTGTCCGCTGGTTCCGTATGAAGGAGACGTGCCAATCCCAAATGCACCGTCAGAATTGATTGTGAGTTGTCGGACACTATCTGAGTATATCTCAACACCACCACTCCCCGCAGATTCAGTGCCACGGAAATGACCAAGTCTGGCTATGTGGGAGGATAAATCCATTATGGCTCTTTCATCACCAACTTCGGAACCTGTAGTATTAGAAGCCGTAGAAATTATTTGACCTTCAACCTCCAGCTTTTCAATGGATGGTGTGCGTCCGATGCCAACCTTGCCATCCGAGCCTATGGTCATTCGCGGAACACTACCGTTTGTCGCAAAATACATCGGACCATTCTCGCGAAACTCAAGATACGCTGCGGAACCATCTGTTATTAGCTGCAAACCATCACTCGTTGTGGTTCCGGTGGCAGCAGTGAACAGTGCTATATTAGCTTGAGAGGCACCATATACGGATAACTCTCGTGAAGGCGAAGCCGTCCCGATGCCGACATTGCCGCTCTTGTCCACCAGAATCTTACTGACATCATCACCGTTACGAATGCCGAACAGATCAGAATCTTTGTAACCCTGCCCAATGGCTCCCGCCGTAGTCACATTTGAATCTACAACGAAGTTGTCAGCATCAGTCACTGTTGCTACGGTGAAGATTTCAATTGCACTGGCTGCACCACTCGGAAATTTAACTGCATCGCCAACCGCAAGCCCGTGAGCAGTCGATGCTATGTCTCTATTGCCCGTACCTGAACTGGTAGAAGTAGAGTCTGATAATGCCGTACTGAGATTTCCTTTAATCTCAAGGTCAGCAGCAGGGGAAAATTCTCCAATGCCGACATTTCCTGCCGAATTAATTAGCATCCGGTTAGCCCCGTTAGTATTAAAGTTCAGGTAATTACTCCCACTTGAACCGGAGCCTCCAATGAGGTTGTTCCCGTCCTCAAACATAAGGGAATACCCGCTGTCCAAAGTAATATTACCACCAGCAACGTGTAATTTAGAAGCGGCCGAAACCGTATTGATGCCGACATTGCCGTTAGACAAAAGTCGCATTGTTTCAGTACCACCTTCAGTGGTCATAAGCCGGAGATAACCGGAAGCTGCGGTGGTAGTGTCGTAAGAGCCTATAGACCCTCCAGTTGTCTCGGAATGGAACAATAGATCAAATTTGGAGCCATCTTTAATGGTAAATTGTGCTAAGGGCGAAGCCGTCCCGATGCCGACTTTGGATTCCGAAGAATCAACAACCAGAGTATCGGAATCCCAATTAAAATCCCCTGTCCCTCCGGTAAGCCCTGTCAGGGTTCCGACTGAGGTGATGGCACTCTGAGCTGCTCCTGTTACCGTGGCTGCTGTCCCGCTGCAATTCCCTGTAACATCTCCAGTTAAGTCTCCAACAAAGTCTGTGGAGGTGACTGAAGTTAGTCCGGTGATCGTGGTGTCTAAATTGAGAGTAACAGTCCCACTGGTTCCCCCTCCGTTTAGGTTTGTTCCGGCTGTTACCCCTTCAATATCTCCAGCAACAGTTTGCCACGAGGAAGTTCCATCCCCGTCCTCTCGTAAAAACTTTGTGCCTCCGGTTTCTCCCGTGGACTTAACCTCTGTACCTTCAAGGTCTACATAAGTTCCATCGACGGCTGTTCCCTGCCAGACACCTGTGCCAATAGTTCCAACCGTAACAAGGTTGGCCGCACTTGTAATGGCAGCTTGAGTTGCGCCCGTTACAGTTGCAGCAGTGCCACTGACATTGCCAGTTACATTTCCAGTTAAAGCTCCGGCAAAGGCAGTTGAGGTTGTTGTTCCGGTGGAAGGGTTATAGGTCAGGTTCCCGTCCATCTCAAGGCCGTGATTGCCTGAAGCAGTGGCAGCATCGGCTACGAAGGAAATTAAATTCTCTTCTGATGTAGACTCATTATCTGTGACATAAACCTTTGTTGCTGTGTCGGAGTTCCCCGTAACATCACCCGTAACATCTCCAGTGACATCTCCAGTGACATCTCCGGTTACATCTCCAGTAACATCTCCTGTAAGGTCGGCAACAACAGGGTTGTCCACGTTAAGGGTGACAGTCCCGCTTGTTCCTCCCCCGCTTAAATTCGTTCCGGCAGTGACTCCAGTGATGTCACCCACATCGCGTGTCACCCACGCAAGGGTTCCAGACCCGTCAGAAGTTTCAAGCACCTGCCCTGAAGCCCCAACTGCTGCTGGCATCGTGAGCGTGTAGGTCGTGACTGCTGATGGTGAAGCTATCCCAACATATTCTCCACCCGCATCATCCTCAAGACGAATGTCACCGGAAAAAGTCGATACCCCTGCAACTGTAAGAGTGCCAGTGGAATTGACTTCTCCCGTGCTTAACTTGAGAGCAAACGTGTTCCCCGCATTGCCGTCAGTCAACGCAACCAATGTCGCACCGTTACCACCACCACTCGGTAGGGCAAGGAGTTGGTCGTATGAACTCGCAATCGTGCTTCCCGTTAATGTAGCCATATCTTAAAACCCCCAAGCTCTCTTTATCTGTTTCGTTGTAAATTGTGACTGCCTCAAGAAGCGGGAGCCTTCACTTTGCTCCAGCTTATAGTAGCCATCCTTAACCTGCTCGGCTTGTGGAGGGATTCCAACTGCCTGTCCGGTCAGCGAAAAGCCCTCGCTGCCAATGCTTCGGGCATAGTTAACCCCTTCACGGGTCACACGCTTCGTGCCCGATGGCACAAGCTCCTCAATGGCTTCCCCGCTCTCGGAGATAAAGGAATAGATGGGCATCTAAAAGCCCCTCTTTTCATCTTCCTCTGTAACCGCAGCCAAAAGCTCCGCTTCCTCCTCCGCCAAGTCGTCAACCTCCTCGACATCGGTTCCTTCAGAAACGTGTTCAACATACTCAATAGGAACGCCACCCGCGCTCATCAGCTCAACGTGAACCGTACCATCATCGTTAATTGCAGTTACTTCACCTTCAACTGCGTCAAGCGAGATTGCATCACCCACTTCAGGAGTAACGCCTTCACCCACTTCATCTTCAGAGACTAATGCCTCCATTGGTAATTTAATCATTTCACAACCCTTACCTTTTTTATCTTTATTGGAACGACCGTGGAGAGGGGGTTTCCCCCCTCCCACGGCAATTATAATGGTCATGCCATCTGGCTTTTTACCTTTGTGCATGACTTGAGTTATTAAGCAGTCGAAGCAGTCTTGCTTCGCATCACAACGTAGTAGTTGGGGTTCTGCCTCAAGGCAGTCCAGAAGACCTTGAAACCAGCAGTAATCAGCATGTTTAGAGGATCACTCTTATCTGCTGAATCCGTGATTATCATCTTCGGACTGAATGGAGACTGACTACTCAGCTCCGGTATGCCGTACGCTCCGTCTCCCAAGAACAAGGAAGCGTGAACGTCCTTCGTGGCAGCGGTTCCGCCACCAGCCGCAGCATCATAGATGAAGCGGTCAGCGTCAGTTCCGAGTGCGTCAGCAGTAATGAATCCGTTCGTTGTAGTGATAAATTTTGCGCCAAATAGACGGCCAACTTCACCCTTATACAACTCTTCAACATTACTATACTGCGAGGCATTCAACCAAGTGTTGTCCGACATGATGTCGCTCAATACTTGAGGACTACATACGGCAGCATACATCCCACCGCTAGTGGGTTGCGCTCGGTTAACCTTTAGCTGCGTAACAGCATTCAGGACAGCCGCACCGTCAAGAAGGGTCGCATCAGTCGTTAGTGACTCAAACGTCCCATATCC